TATTATTATTATTATTATTATGTAAATTTTTAAAAATATTTTGCCAACTAACATCATTAGCGCTAGTATTTTTTATGTTAATAATATTTGTTTTAATATATAAATTGGTTCCATAATTATTTCCATTTATTATATTGTTTGATAAAATAATATAATCACTTCTGATACCTGAAATATTCATACTTATATATATATAAGTATGAATAATTAAAATTATAACTCATAGTAACATTTTTATAACAATATGATTTATCTTAATACATCTGTGTCATTAGAATACCACTGAGAAGATAAATATTGCGGTTTTGAATTTTCAATGTTACTATTTTTCTCAATTTTAAGATTAGGTCCTTTAGTAGTTAATGAATCAATTTCTAAAGTGCCTATTGCGTAATTATAATATTTTAAATTAGATAAATTACCAGCAAAACCACCATTATAATTAATATATAAATCATCATAATTTTGTTTAACAATATTGGATAATTTATGACGCTTCGTTAAAGTTCCATTTATGTATATATCACAAATATTTTGTGTTGTAACTCTAATAATAATACCTACCCATTTTTTTATAGGTATTGCATCTACATATATATCATCATAATATGCTTTTTTAGCACTTTCATTATTGTGAAAGACATTTATTCTTACTAACATTCCTAAAATAGGATATTGTTCTATTAAATTATCACTCATATTTTTCTTTCCACTATATAAATAAACACCAGGAGCGTTATTTGGTCCAAATAAACCACTTCCTCCTTCACCTACTGAATTTGGAGAAGAACCTTTATTAAAAACATGTTTGTAATCAACTATTTCATTATAAGTTATATCATTAACATATATCCAAAATGAGTATGTAAATTCTACACCTCCATATTGATTTATACTTCTTAAAAGAGGTATTGATGTTTTTTGTCCTATATTTTGTGTAATAGTTACACTTGCTGTAGCGTCTTTCATTCCATTTATTAAATATGGTGTTTCTGATGGAGAGATAAAATAATATATCATTCTACTTCCAATATAGAATAATATTGAAAAAATAATAATTACTCCTAATAAAAAAGTTGCTTTTGCAATCATTGTATTTGAAGATATAAATCCACTAAAATCTCCTATTTTTTTTTGTGTTTCAAATGGTATTAATGACTTAAAATATTTATTTACATTTCCTAATATTCCTTCAGTAGTATTCATTTTATATTATTTATATACTAATAATATAAATAATATAAAATATTTTATTATATATTTAAATCTGAAAACTGGCTTTTTCAGTTTTATATTCTAAGAAACTTACTTTTAAGCTATATTTATTAAATAATGAATTAACCAAAGATGCGTTTATTCCTTCTTTATAAATATTATAAGCCTCTTGCGGATTAATAGAGTTACCAATATAGCGAATACGGGTTACAAAACCTTCAAAACCAATATTAGTACTAGATATATATCCTAAATATATATTTTTAAGACTTGCTGCATCATAATAATTTTTATATAATCCATGCATTATAAATGAATTTCTTAATTTACCGTCTAAATATACATCTAAAGTTCGTGTATCAACACTCAATGTTAAATTATTCCATTTTTGAACTGATATATTAGGTATTTTATATCTTGTATAAATTGTTTCAGCAGATGTTCCAAGGATTGATTGTCTGTCTTGAAAACATTCTATGTCTATGAATAAATTATTTTCATATTTATCTAATGCGATGTTAATATTTTTAGGATAAGGATTTGAGGCGGACGCTTCATATGTAGTTCTTTGTACTTTTTTGCTAATACCAGAAAGACCATTCTTTAATTCGCTTACTGTTTGTGAAGATGGGTCAGTAGCTACATATAAAATATTTTTTTCATTTCCAATTTCATATCCCCAATTATCTATATAAAACCAAACACTCAACATAAAATTAGATGAAGTTATCTCTGGCATATCTTTGGCAACTATTATATTAGTATTAGATTCGGTAACATTTGAAACAGTATTACCACTTATAACTTTTGATGCTTCGCACATTTTGTCATAAACTATATTTGTTTTGAAAAAAATATTGTTTAATCCCCACAATATTATAAAAACAAGAATTACTATAATAATTATATTTATACTACTCATTATAAAATATTACTATATAAAAATATTATAATGTTTTAAATATTCTTTATTTTTATATTTTTATATTTTTATATTTTTATATTTTTATATTTTTATATTTTTCTAAACAGCGATTTTATTTTGTGTTAAATTATATAAGAATTGAATTGAGTCAGGAGTTTTTTTTTTATCAAAATAATATACGTCTTTAATACTTCCATATATACCATCATCTTCGCCTATGGTTACACTGTCTCCAATAAAATATGGTGTAACATTACTTTTTGAACCTACTAGTTTTCCATCTATAAAAACATCTATAATATTATTTTCATAATTTATAACAAAATATAACCACTTTTGATGTTTTACATTAAGCATTTCATATATGGTATCTAGTTGATCTGATTTATTACTTATAGTTCTAGATTTTATGATAATTTTTCTAGAGTTTCCATTATAATATATGACCGGTTTAAATCCGTAATTAAATAATTCTGTGTCTTTTGTATAAGCAATTGATGTATTAGTTGGTTGTGGATTTATATAAATATAAAAACTTAAACTATAAGTGTAGTTATAAGGAAATGTTTTGCTAATTTTTGAAGAATTAGAATATTTTGCTCCTATATTATAGCGACCATTTAAATCTTTATCAAATAATTTAAAATCGTATCCTTTAATATTATCTGGAATATTATCCTTTCTATTATTATATTCATTTCTTACTGAATCTTCATTTGAGCGATTTTCATTAGAATCAGTTGTTGAGGAATTTGTATTAAAATATGAAAATAAAGTTGTCATTCTAGTGGCTAGTGTATCATTTTCAAGATTAGAATTATTTTCATCGCTATTAGTATTAAATTTTGGAATAGCAATAGCATCAGTAATATTTTTGTCTAAATTTTGATACTTTCCTAAAATTTTTTTTTCATTTAAATAAAAAGGACCTTCTCCTGCTAAAACATCATTTTTATTGTGTTTAGCAATATATGTAAATAGCAAAGGCAATAAAAAAATCAGTGTTATTAAAATTATTAATGCGAAAAATAATATATATATAGAAGATGGTGTTAATCTTATATCTTTATGTATTTCATCTACTACTATAACTAACAAACAAGGAATAAAGAATATTATATTTTTTAATACACACAATATATATTTAAAATTAATAGCACCTGTATTAGCACAATTATCAACATTACTTTTTTGTATAGAAAATACTTTAGCTATTATAGCCAAAGTCGTTATTATTAGTAATAATCCTAATATATTTTGTGTAATATTAAAAGTATTATTATTAGTTACATGTAAATTCAATATAATATTAATTATTAATATAGGCAATAATATTATTAAACATAATAATATAAGAGGTTTAAGCAGATTTAAAAAATTAAGATTAATGTTATTGCCAGCATTATTACCAGCATTATATTTTTTATTAGCAAAAAATAATAAAGTGTATATACTAAATGCTATTAAAACTAACCACATAACTATATCATATTCGGTATTTAATATTTTAAAAATATTTTGATTATTATTTAAATAATAAAATAATCCAAATAGCAATATTAATAGTGCAAATATTATTGAAAAATAAAATTTATTTACAATATAACTATAACCACTAATTGCTGTAGCTGTAGTCGCAGGAAAAGCAGTCGCTGCTGTAGTTCTTATGTTATGTATAAAACCTCTATCTGATTGTTGTTGTTGTTGTTGTTGTTGTTGAGACATAAATAATATATTACATTATTAGTATATTATTTATTACAGTAATTAGTATATTTAAAACTAATTTGTATTATTATAAATTTTCAAAGGCTGTTTTTTTTCCATGACAATCTCTACATAGTGCTTCTAAATTATCAATATTATTTGAACCTCCATATTCTAATTTCTTAACATGATCTACTTCAAACCACGCAGGTAATTGCTTTTGACAATGCTTACAATGCCAATTTTGTGAAGCAGCCACATATTTCTTTTTTGTTTCACTAACACTTCTTTTTGTCGATATATTTCCGGAAGATAATATTTTTTGCTGTTGTTTTGATAAATAATTTTGATTATTATTTATGGAGGTAAATAAATTATGGGATTGTTCGCTATTAACAGACCTAGAGAAATTATAATTATTGTTTAGTTCATTTGTTATTGATTTAGATGTCAAATCAATAATTGGAGTTATAAAACTTGCTGTATTTCTGTCAATTGGTAAATATTTTATATAACTGTTGGCGTGGGTTACAAGTTCTTTGTAGTTTCCTGGATTTTTCTTAATAAATAAATAAACACATAAACCAATAAAAGCAAATAATGCCATTTTATAATATTTTTCATAGTGTTTAAGCTTATTAATTAATTTTCCTTCAAAATATGTATTTGCCAATACGAAAATAGTTATTAAAAAAATAATTATTTCTAGTTTCATAGTTATATTTCATATATAAATATAATAAAAATAATAATGTAATAGTGTAATAGTTACTAATAATTACTAATAATTACTAATAATTAGTAATAATTAGTAATACTAATTTTTAAAAGTATGTGCTAAGTTTTATACTCATTTTTTTTTTCTTCTATCTATATACATAAATATAATTAATATTATAATAATTAGTAATAACATTCCTAAAAACTCTGTGTTATCTTTTTTCTCCTTTTTCTCTTTTTTCCAAAATTTAAAGTTCATACCCATTCTATTTATATATATATAAATATATTATTACTAAAATAATAATAATTATTAAACTACCAAAAATATACTTTTCTTTATTTTTGCGCTCATCGTTTTTTTTTATTTCTTTTAATTTATAATTTTCGTAATACTTATTTAAAGCATCATAATATGTTAGTTCTGGCTTACCTAAATAACTATTTATTTTATTGTGTATAAAATGAACCCATTTTGATAGCGATTCTCTAGAATCTAAATATGGCGTGACAGGGTAAGCATCTAAAAATTTACTAAAAACACCTCCTATATCAGAAACAGGCAAAAAAAGAGGTAGATTTGTTATAAAGTCATAGTATTTTTTCTTCGTGCACTCATTTATATGTAGCGGATAAGATAAGGCAATTGTGTATAATACAAACCAATAATGTGGCCCCCATATAACAGGATTAAATATATGATTTTCGTTATGCATATTATAATTTTATCATATTAAAATTTATTATATAAATCATAATAAATTTTAATAAAGTACTAAAATATTCTCTCACAATTTTATTTAGTAAATTAAGAAATTATATAAAAACATTCTTATATGTTATATTAACATATAAAATAATGATAAATATAAAGAAGCAATATTTTTGTAATAATTGCGGGAAATTAGGGCATTTATTTCATCAATGTAAAGTTCCTATTACTAGTATAGGTATTATTCCTATTAGGATTGTAAAAAAATATGATAGTTCTTCAAATAAATATGAAAATTCAATTGAACTATTAATTATTAAACGTAAAGACACATTATCATTTGTAGATTTTATGCGTGGGAAATATTCTATTGAAGATAAAAATTATATTAAAAATTTATTAAATAATATGACTACAAATGAGAGAAATTATATATTAAATAATGATTTTGATACAATATGGCAATACTTATGGAATTATAATACAAATAATTCTTATAAAAATGAAGAAAAAATCTCAAAAATGAAATTTACAAATTTAAAACAGGGTTATAGTAGTATTTTAGAAAGTTATAATTTAAAATCTATAATTGACTTATGTGATAAAAACTACGAAGAACCAGAATGGGGATTTCCTAAAGGGCGACGAAATTATCAAGAAAAAGATATTATATGTGGGCTAAGAGAATTTGAAGAAGAAACAGGATATCAAAAAAACGATATTATACTAATTAATAATATTGTTCCATATGAAGAAATTTTTAGTGGTTCTAATTACAAATCATATAAGCATAAATATTTTGTTGGTATTATTGTTGATAATAATCAACCAAAAAATGATTTTCAAATATATGAAATTACTGAAATAAAATGGATACCTATAGATGAGGTTAATAATTATATTAGAGAATATAATTACGAGAAAAAAAAAATTATAAATTATTTAAATAAATTATTAAAAAGTAATAAACTATATATTTAATATATAGTAATGAGCACTATAAGTAAAAATGAATTAAATGATGGATCAATAGTTAGTGTTCCAACATCTTTCAACGAAGAAGAAGAAGAACCAGAAGAACCAGAAGAACCAGAAGAAGAACCAGAACAAGAAGAAGAACCAGAAGAACCAGAAGAAGAACCAGAAGAACCAGAAGAACCAGAAGAAGAACCAGAAGAAGAAGAACCAGAAGAAGAAGAACCAGAAGAACCAGAACCAGAAGAACAAGAACCAGTTATAAAACCAAAAGTAAGTCAAGATACTAAAACCAAAAAGAAAAATAATGAGGAATTAGTATCATTATTTAGAGAAAATATAAATAAATTTGATGCTAGTAAACTAGACAAAAATAGACTAGAAAAATTAGAAAAAGAGTTAAATACTATAACAGATTATAAATATTTTAATAATGCTATTGAATTATTGAATGCTAAAGAGTTAAATGATTCTTTTAATAGCAACTATAAATATTTATATCCACATTTAGATGATGAATTTTTAAATATTAAAATAGCCAACAAGCAAGAATTTGAAGAAAATAAGTTAATAGTTAAAATAGAAGACGATTTTGAAAAACAAAGTAATGAAATTTGTAATAAAGATTTTGAATTGGCACCACATCAAAAATTCATAAAAAATTTTCTTTCAATGTATACTCCATATAATGGCATATTATTATATCATGGACTGGGTACTGGAAAAACCTGCTCAGCAATCGGTGTTGCCGAAGAAACTAGAAAATATTTGAAATTTATGGGGTTCAATGAAAGAATAATAATAGTGGCTTCACCAAACGTCCAGGAAAATTTTTATTTACAATTATTTGATGAACGAAAATTAAAAGAAGATAACGGTATTTGGACTATTAATAATTGTGCGGGACAAAATATATTAGACGAAATTAATATGATACAGAAAAATTTAACACGTGATAAAGTAATAAAAATAGTTAAAAATATTATAAACAACTATTATTTATTTATGGGCTATACACAATTTGCTAATTTAATAATAAAGAAATCAAATATTTCAAACCAATCATTAAGCACTATGGATTTAAAAAAAAAGCAATTATTAATTAAAAATAGATTACAAAAATTTTTCGGTAATAGATTAATAATAATTGATGAAATACATAATATACGTCAATCTAAAGATAATAGCAATAAATTAGTATCAAATGAGTTAATAAAATTAGTAAAAAATGTAAATAATTTAAAATTACTTTTTATGTCTGCCACTCCTATGTTTAATGATTATAAAGAAATCGTTTTTTTAATTAATATATTAAATTTAAATGACAAACGATCAATAATAGAAGTGAAAGACGTGTTTGCTAATGATGGAAGTTTTATAGTAAATAGTAGTGGCGCACAAGTTGGATTAGAACTATTTACAAGAAAAATAAATGGATATATAAGTTATATAAAAGGCGATAACCCATTAAGTTTTCCTTTTAGAATTTTACCAAATGATTATGCTAAAAATAATAGTATTCTAAATAAAAAATATCCTGAATTTAAAATAAATACTAATCCATTGAAGGAAGCAATAACACTATTTGATGTATATGTAAATGACTCTAATATATCACCATATCAAGAATTTGTATATAATATTATTTTGAAAAATAATATTTCAAAATTTGATGAAGAAAAAATAAATGCTATGGAATCTTTTGGATATACATTATTACAAAAACCATTAGAATGTTTAAATATTGTATTTCCTAATAATAAATTAGAAAATTATTTTAATGAAAAAATGAGTTATTATGGTAATAATATTGTAGAACTAGTGAAAAATATAAATATTGAAGAAATAAATACACTTATTGATCTTAAAACTATAGTTGGCAAATCAGCAATCAATAATATTATGACTTATCAAGAAACACAAGCACCAAAATCAAGATATGATTATAAATTCAAGACAGAATTTTTAAAAAATATGCCTCTAAATATGTTTGAATATAGTAATATTGGAAAATATAGTTTTAAGATCAAGACAATAATTGATTCATTATTGGGTTCTCACGGACCAGTTATTATATATTCACAATTTATAGATTCGGGATTAATACCAATAGCGCTTGCTCTAGAAGCGCTAGGATTTACACGCTATGGAAATAATAAATCACTATTTGCTAATCCGCCAACCGAAGAATTAGATGTAAATACTTATAAAAAAAAATCTGAACTATTACAATTAGGGCAACAATTTAAGGGTGCTAAATATGTAATTATAAGTGGAAATAGTAATATTTCTCCAAATATTGTAAGTGATTTAAAAGCTTGTACGGATATTACTAATATTAATGGCGAAAACGTTAAGGTAATTCTTTTATCCGCGGCCGGTAGTGAAGGATTAGATTTTAAATATATTAGACAAATACATATATTGGAACCGTGGTATAATATAAATAGAGAAGAACAAATTATTGGGCGCGCTATTAGAACATGTAGTCATAAAGATTTGCCGTTAAATAAGCGAAACGTTCAAATATTTATGCACGGAACATTATTAAGTAATGCTAATGAATCTGTTGATTTATTAATTTATAGAAAAGCCGAAGAAAAAGCCAAAATAATAGGAAATATTACACGTGTCTTAAAAGAACATAGTATTGATTGTTATCTAAATTATGAACAACAAAAATTTGATGAAGCAAATTTAGATAAAAAATTACAAATAATTCTCTCTAATTCCAATACAATTGAGTTTGCTATTGGAGATAAATCAAATAGTCCATTATGTGATTATATGGATAAGTGTAATTATAGTTGTAAGCCCTCTTTAGAAGAATATAAACAAAAATATGGAGAAAATAAAATAGATATGTTTTCTTACGATGAATCATTTTTGAAAACAAATAATGAAGTTATAATTAAGTTGGTGAGAGATTTATATAAAGAGTACTATTTTCGTACTAAAGGAGATATTATTAATCATATATACGCATTTAAAGAATATCCATTGGTTCATATTGATAATGCTTTAAATGAATTAGTTACTAATGAAAATATTTTTATTAGTGACAAATATAATACACAAGGAAAATTAATACATATAGACAATATTACAAATGATTTAGATGATTTGTATATTTTTCAACCAACAAACTTAAATACAGATTCAACGCTTTTTGAAAGATCTAATAGCATAATGATAAAACCCGACTCTTTGAAATTTGCTGTTCCTGAAGATTTTAATATATTTGACGACGAAGAAAAAATTATTGATAAAAAAGCAGAAACAAAAGCAGAAACAAAAGCAGAAACAAAAGCAGAAACACTTAAAACAATAACCACCCCAAAAATTATATTAAGTAAAGTTGATTTAGATGGTAAATTATCGGAACAAAATATATCATATGTTAAAGAAATAATTGTTGAATTACAACGTAATTATAGTTTTATAATAACAGAATATACACCAGAAAAAAGTGAATATTTATTAAAAGACAATAAATATATTTATTATGGTAAAATGATGGATATATTAAAAGATGATAAAGTTATAACTAGTAATGAAATAAATAGATTAACAATAGATATTTTGTTAGATGATTTAGATTTCGATAAAACTCTGCTATTAGTTATTTATTTATTAAATAATGGCTATAGTGAATTAACTGATTTTGAAAAAGATTTATTAACTTACTATGAATCTAAATTTTTAACAGCAAACAATGGAAAATTAAAAGCATTATTTATACCAAATAAAAGTGAATTTCGAGAATATACTTTATATACTTTAATTAATACAAATTCAGCCATTTCAACTATAACACTAAATAGCGGACAATCAGAAGATTATAATGATTTTGATAATATTATTATATCAAGCAAAACGAATATTTCACAAATGGCAGTTCCGTTCGGATTTTTATCAAGAAATAAAAAAATAACTAAAGAATTAGTAACAGATTTTAAAGTAAAAACTGGATCAAATAAAGGAGCACGATGCGAACAAGCCGGAAAACTTAATAGCGAAAAAATATTTGTTGCTCTTGGAGTAAAAGATATAATTATTGAAAAATTAAAAGGCAAGAAATTGGAAAAAGGTGAGAAGTTAAATCAAAAGAATTTTTGCGCAGCACAAGAATTATATTTTAGATTGTATGATTTACAAAAAGTAGAAAGTAAAAGATGGTTTTTTAATCTCTCTGAAGCCCAAATAAATGATTTATTGTAATAAATAAATATTTAAATTATTTTAATATATAATTGAAATAATTTTAAAGATTAAATTAATAATATATATAATCTAATGTCTAAAATACAAAATAAAAAACCATCAACAAAAAAAACATCATTAGACAATTCTCATGTTTATATTTCTTCATTGTTAACACAAAAAATTGTATTAAATTATGAGGAAGTTAATTCTGAATTATTTAATATATTAGAAGCAAAACTAAAAAAACTCAATGAAGGTAAATGTATCAAAGAAGGATATGTTAAAAATAATAGTGCTAAATTATTAACATATTCGAGTGGTGAATTATTTGATAATAAAATATTATTTGAATGCGTTTTTGAATGCTTAATAACAAATCCTGTCGAGTCCACACTAATTAATTGTATTACAAAATCAATAACTAAAGTAGGAGTTCGCGCAGAATTAATTGTAGATAATGATGTTAGTCCTTATGTTATTTTTATAGCGCGCGATCATCATTATAATAATGAGTCTTTCTCACAAATAAAAGAAAATGATATTTTACAAGTTCGTATATTAGGACAGCGTTATGAGTTAAATGATAAATTCATTAGTATAATTGCGGAATTAATTAGTATTAATAATTATAGCACATTAAAGAGCGAATTAGAAATCAAAACTAGTGAGGAAAATTTAGAAAAAATTGGTGGAAAAAAAATAAAAATGAATATTACAAAATCTAAAGCACAACAACTTAACGAGTATGGTATTCACAGTAATTAGTTGATATATAAAATTTATTTAAAGGTATTTAAAGGTATATTTTTTATTACTAATAATTAGTCTTATGGAATTGAATAATAATGAACATAGTGAAGTTAATCAAGACAATCAAGACAATCAAGACAATCAAGACAATCAAGACAATCAAGACAATCAAGACAATCAAGACAAAGTCATACCATGTAAAAATAATGTTATTGACTCTAATAATAATAATATAGATTCTAATGAATTAATTAAATTGTGCAAAACAATTGACACTTTAGAAAATAGTCATCATATTGAAATAGCTAAAATATTAAAAATAAATAATGTTTATTTAAATGAAAACAGTAATGGTATTTTTGTTAATTTAAATAAAATATCTTATAATGTTTATAATACTATATGTAATTATATTGATTTTATAAAAAAACAAGAAAGTGATATAAATAAAGACGAAAAATTGAAAAGAACTTTACAAACAACTTATTTTAAAGATAATAAAGATATTAATACTACTATTAGTAGTAAATAAAATGATTTGTATAAATAAAGAAGAATTATTGCAAAATATAGATTTAAATGAACTAAAGGATTATATGTTGTATGATATTAAAACAACTAATAAAACTTCTAAAAATTTAACACATATTGAAAGCAATCAGACTAATACAAGCAATCAGACTAATAAAATCAATAATTCAAATAATTCAAATAATTCAAATAATTCAAATAATTCAAATAATTCAAATAATTCAAATAATTATAGAAAGCAAAATATAATAGTTAATGTAGGTGTTCCAAGAAGTCATATACAAATAAATTACACAAAAAAATTAAGTAAATATAATGAACCATTTAAAATAAATAATCATAAAAATTTTATAGACAAATTATTTTGGATATTTTACAAAATTATTAATAATTTAAATGATACAGATTTAGAACATATTAATTCGTTTAAAGTAATGAAAGAGTTTAAAATTAACAGCGTTGAAAAATTAAAAAATCAAAAAAATATTGTAAAAAATTTTAAAATTCAAATAGGATTAGTGGAGGATGATCTTACAAATAATGAAAAAATAAGTTTTAAAACGTTTCACGCTTTATGTGTTTTATATTTGGTAAATGTTATAATGATTCGCGATAATAACACATATTGTGTATTACGTACAAATAATGACGAAAAAGTTATTAATTTACAAAATTATAAATTGTTAAAAATATCAAATGTAAAAATGAGTCCTGGATTTAATAATTTTGATATTGAATTAGCTAATAATAGCATAACAGAAGAAGAATTACAAAAAATATTACACTCTTATTATAATATTGAAAATATTGATAAACCATTAAAAGCATTTAGTAATTATAAATTACACGATTTAGTTATTATAGCTGAAAAGTTAAATATTAATATATGTGATGAATACAGTAAGAAAAAGAAAAAACAAGAATTATATGAAAATATATTACAAAAATTAATTTGATTTAATATATTAAAATGTTATTATTCATTCTTTTTTTATTGTTAATCATATTATTTTAAACAAAATTGATATTTATTATTTATTAGAATGTAATAAATAATAAATAATAAATAATAATATATATTAATTATGAGTAAAAGTGATAGTACTAAAGAAGCAAGCAAAGATTCTCAAAAACAAGAATTAAGCAATAAATTTATAAAATATATTGAGACATACTTGTCAAGTTATACTCGATTTTCCGAAAATGTATATCCAGAGTTAGAAATTCGTTTTGGCACAAAAAAAATAAAAAATATTAATAAAGTGGATTTTTATAATGTTATTAAAAGTTTGCTAAATTATGATTTTAAATTAATTAATGAAAACTATTATTTGAAAATAATGAATGGTAGCAACTTATCCAATATTAGAACACAAATAAATGGGCTGCCAAATATTCAAAGTTATTGCAAATTAGATAATTTATCTGGAATCTTAGATGAAAATAACATTAAATTTGTAGAAAAAGAATATTTCAAAGATGGTAACACTCAATTATTTCCACTAGATTTTGATGATTATAACTTTCGCGTGTGCTATCAAACAGAGCAAAATTATTCTAGAAATCATAGTGCTGTTGAAGAACTATATAGTAAATGGAATTCATTAAAAAAAATATTTAGATATATAAAACGCTACGAATATAGACATCCGCATTTGCCCTTTTTAATTCATTGTAGTATTGTTAAAACTTCTAAATCATATAATGGAAGATTTATTGAGCAATTTAATATAAAAGATTCAGAAGTGTTTAATTCCTTAGAAAATTTTGAAATAGAAATTGAATTAAATAATGAACTTATTATTGCTAATAAGTCATTTTCTAGCGTTGAATTTTTATATACAAATTTACGTAAAGTTATTAAATATATTTTAATAGGGTTACAAGAAACAAATTATCCTATAACACTAAATGAAATAGATGTTGTAATGCAAGAATATTTAAAATTGGCAAAAGGTCCAGATTATAAAACAATGATGAAACCAAACGTAAAAGATTTTATAGGTCCATCATCTTCAACATTACAAATGGTAAATATTTTACCAGAATCAGAAATAAATGATACAAATATTTCCATTCCAAATATTAGAAACAATTATACTGTAACAGATAAAGCCGATGGAACCAGAAAATTATTATATATATCGCCTCTAGGAAAATTATACTTTATTCCTATGACTATGAATATACAATTTACAGGATGTTATGTTGAGAAAAAAGAATTATTTAATACTATTATAGACGGCGAACATATATTACATAATAAAAAAGGCGAATATATAAATGTATTTGCTTGTTTTGATATTTATTATTTTAACGGACAAAACGTAACAGGGTTGCCATTTATTAAATTATCCATAGAAGAAGAAAAAGAAGAAAAAGGAAAAGAAGGAGAAAAAGGAAAAGAAGGAGAAAAAGGAAAAGAAGAAGAAAAAGAAGAAAAAGAAGAAAAAACAGGAAAAACAGGAAAAACTAAAAAAGAGGAAAATAATAATTATCGTCTTATAATATTAAATAGTGTAATAAAAACGCTAGAGTTGAAATCAATTACAAATAGTAAAGAAATACATATTAAATTCAATGTGAAAAAATTTTATGGCGCACATATATTTAGTGGATGTGCTAGAATTTTGAACAATATTAAAGATGGATTATATGAATATAATACAGACGGTTTAATTTTTACACCAGCAAATACAGGTATATGTAGTTTAAAAACAGGAGTTGCTGCTCCCAATTATAAAATTACATGGAATGAATCATTCAAATGGAAACCTCCTGAATACAATACTATTGATTTCCTAATTAGATTTAAAAAAAATGAATTAGGTGGAAATTATATGGGAACTTTAAATAATGAAGGCGAAGATTTAACTTCCTATAATCAAGTCAAAAATTATTATACTTTAATATTAAATGTAGGTTTTGATGAAACAAAACATGGCTATATTAATCCATATAACGATATTATTAATAATAATATTAAACGTAATACTAAAGAATCTTATACTAATAATTACAGACCATGCCGATTTTATCCAACAAATCCAAGCGATGTTAATGCTGGATTATGTAATATTATGGGCAAATTGGACGAGTCAAATAATCTTAAAATTTATACGCAAGAAGGCGAGGAAATAGAAGACAATATTATTGTAGAATTTGCCTATAATATTAGTAATCCCGAATTTTGGAGATGGGAACCGCTACGTATTCGCTATGATAAAACATCAGAATTACGTTCTGGTGTTAAAAATTTTGGTAATGCCTATCATGTTGCTAACTCAAATTGGCAATCTATTCATAACCCAATAAGTGAATCAATCTTAATGACTGGAAACGGAGTAACAGTTAATAACGATGACGATGTATATTATAATAAGATTTCTAAAACATCAGAAACACAAGCATTGCGTGATTTTCATAATTTATATGTTAAAAGTATGTTGATAAATAAAGTGTCAAAATCTGGATATTCTTTAATAGATTATGCTGTTGGTAAAGGAGGAGATTTACCCAAATGGATTTCGGCAAATCTTAATTTTGTTTTAGGTTTGGATTTAAGCAAAGATAATATTGAAAATAGATTAGATGGCGTATGTGCTCGCTATTTAAATTATGCCCAACGTTATGCTATTATTCCTAAAGCATTATTTTTACATGGCAATAGTAATAAAAATATTAAGACGGGTGATGCGCTATATGATGAAAAATCAAAACAAATTATTAAAGCACTTTTTGGCGAAGGTACTAAAAATGAAGTATTATTAGGTAAAGGTGTATATAATAATTATGGTATTGTAAAAAATGGATTTAATGTAAGTTCCATACAATTTGCGATGCATTATATGTTTGAAAGTGAAACTGTGCTAAATGAATTCATTAAAAATGTAAAAGAATGTACTTGTTTAGAAGGATATTTTATTGGAACGTGTTATGATGGAAATAAAATATTTAATATGCTAAATTCTTTAAATAATAACGAATCACTTAGTATATTTAAAAATGATAAAAAAATATGGGAAATAACCAAAAAATATGATGCTCAAGAATTTAATGATGACGAGTCTAGTTTAGGATATCCTATAAATGTTTATCAAGAAACAATTAATAAGACTTTTATGGAATATTTAGTTAATTTTAAATACTTAATAAGAATTATGGAAAATAATGGATTTGTATTATTAAATGAAACAGAATATAAACAATTAAATTTACCAGGTTCAATTGGTAATTTTGAGCAATTATACAATTTTATGAATAACGAATTAAAAAGCAATAATTATTTATTAAAAAAATTAGGAAATTCCTCACAATTAAGTGATGAGGAAAAACAAATATCATTTTTAAACAATTATTTTATATTTAAAAAGATTAGAAATGTTGAATATGAACCAGAAGAATTAGTATCTAAAAAAGAAGAATTGAAAGAAAAAGAATTACAAGATGAGATTATGGGTGAATTTAAAAAATTAGATGAAGAATTTGAAGTTAAGGAAAAAGAAAAGTTGGATGAAAAATCTAAAACATTGGCTTCCCAATATTTGAAAGAAACACAAGACTTGGAGAAGCAATTAGAAGATGAAATAGAAGCGCAATTTGATAAAAGTAAATCAACTGTTAATTTGAAATTAACAATAGATGAAAAGATTAAACTTGCTGAAGAAAAAAAGAAAGCAAAAGAAGAGGAAAAATTAAAAGCAACACAAGAAAAGAAGGCAGCAAAAGAAGCCGAGAAATCTTTAAAAGCAGAAACTAAAAAATCACAAAAAGCAGAAACTAAGAAATCACAAAAAACACTAACTAAGAAAGCTTAGAAGCAATGTTATTATAAAATTCAATCTCTCTTTTTTTATACATTTATATATTTGTAAATAATTATATAAATGTATTTTTCTATACTTACTTAATAAAGTAACTATTAAAAATTATATGACCTATATTAATTTGCCAAACTTAAATAATTTGAATTTAGATTTTAATATTATTTATAAAAATAACAAGTCACAAGCAAATATAGTATCAGATGCTAATGATATAATATTGTGTTTTTCGCTATATAATTATTTACATTTGTTAAAACAAACTATTGACGAATATTATGAATATTGGGATATTATAAAGAAAATTACAAACCCATATGAATATATACATACTATTGTTCCTAATTATAAATGTTCTTTATGTAAGCATAAACCATTATCGCGGTCTTTTTTTAAAATGATAGAAATAATAGATACTTTTAGTTTTTTAAACGAATCAAATAATATACAATCATTTCATTTGGCCGAAGGTCCTGGGGGATTTATAGAAGCTTTTAATTATAAAAGAAATAATAAGCAAGATATTTATTATGGTATGACATTAATTAGTGATAATGTTAATATTCCTTCGTGGAAAAAAGCAGGTCAATTATTAAGTAATAATAAAAATATTAAAATAGAATATGGAGCATCAAAAAATGGAGATCTATTTTTAAAAGAAAATTTAATTTATTGTTATAAAAAATATTTTAGGTCAATGGATTATATTACTGCTGATGGAGGATTTGATTTTTCGCACGATTTTAATAACCAGGAAGATATTTCATTTAAGTTAATATTATCACAGATTTTTTTTGCGCTAATAATGCAAAAGCAAGGAGGAAATTTTATATTAAAAATATTTGATATATTCAAAATAAAAACAGTAGAAATTATATATTTATTATGTAACTTATATGAAAATGTATTTATATTTAAACCCAATACAAGTAGATGTGCTAATTCTGAAAAATATATAATTTGTAGAAATTTTAAAAATAATAATAAAAAAATAATTACAAATATTATAGAAAATTTTGATTTGTTAATTAATAAAGTTGAATCTATTTATAGTTTATTTAATATTCCACTAAATCAATTATTTATTACAAAATTACAAGAAATTAATTCTATATACGGACAACAACAGTTAGAAAATATTAAAAATACTATTAATTTAATAAGAGAATTTAAAATTTTAAATATTCAACATAATTTATTGAATAATAATTATAATTCATTTTTGAAATATTTAAATATTTTTAATAAAAACATTCAAAACAATACTATTAGCACAACAAGTATTAGTAATGAAATTAATAGTAATGAAATTAATAGTAATGAAATTAATAGTAATGAAATTAATAGTAATGAAATTAATAGTAATGAAGAAATCTTTAATGAAAGCTATGATATAGTAGAAACTAATATTATAAATGAAGAAATAGACTTATCATTAAATAATATATCTACAAATATTCATAATGAAACTGTTATAAAATATTTTAATAAGTTAAATGTATTAGTAAATATTAACATACAAAAATCAATAAATTGGTGTAAGAAACATCAATTTACTATAAATAAAGAATTTATTTCAAAACAGTAAGCCGTGTTTTACGCAATTTTGAATTATTAGTATTACATCCTACGCAAGCAGGTGTATTTTTTTTATCATATAAGGTATTAAGATAAGTTTTTTTACAATGAACACTATCATCGCAACCATATTTTAAACTATATGTTCGCGCACTGGAAGAAACTGGTCCTTGGCATTGAAATTTTTTATTTGACGGGTTAAAAGTGCGACATAATGTTTCTCCATTACATTCTGTTATAGTCGTTCCATTTAATAATGAACTAGATTCGTTAGTTGTTAGAGGCAGATTTTGATTAAAAGTTTTGTTCTTATTATATAAATATTCTCTATGCGATGACGCATAATTATTTGATAAAATTGTGCTAGCAGTTTTAATTACTAAAGAAGTTGGATTAAATGAAGTACAAACCATTTTATTTAACGAAGGATCATACAATTTGTCGCTAGTTAAAATGTTACAATCATTGGATTTGTCTAAATAAGTATATATACTCAAATTACAATTTAATGAATCCGAATTTGGAGTATGATTGTTAGTAACAATAGAACTGCCTGGTTTATCTAAATTCCCAATTAAAGATAAATTGCTAAATGTTGCTGTATTATTTGTATTTTTATTTACATATTGTTTTCTATAATGCTTAATAGGATTGGCTTTAAAATTATATTTTTTTATACTACATTCTTGAGACCATGGAATATAAGTATTACTATTAGTAGGTTCTTCATTTTTTATAATTTTAGGAACAATTGTAACATTATTATTTGCTAATCCTTTTGAAACAATATTTGGAGTTATTTGATTAAAATAAAGTCTCATAATAATATATAGTTATAAAATATAAAATATAAAATATAAAATATAAAATATAAAATATAAAATATAAAATATAAAATATAAAATAATAGTATAATTTTAATTGTTATTATATATTAGATTATGTCAAATAAAAATTATTTTTTAATAAATAAATTAATAAATAACTTAAAATCAAATAAATTAATAATAATTTTATTATTAATAGTATTAAGTATAATATTTTTTGTAAATTATAATTCGTTATTTAAAATTATTGAAGGTAATAGACATTGTAAATTTACTCAACAAACACAAATGGAAAATCAAATACGCGGAAAAGCAGATAAATATAAAAAAGATATGCCAAATTTAGATAATTCTAAATCAATATTAAATAATGTAGATGATTTGAAAGCCAAAACCAATAGATAAAATAAACTACTAATTAATAATATAATTATTAAATTAAAATTATTATATTATATTATTTTAATTATTGAATTATGGGTGATTCGCAAAAGTGTGTAGTTGATGAACTTTTTGGATTTCAACATAATTATGCTTTTTGTATAAAACCATCTGATAAAATGGTAGAAACAGATAAATTCAATAAAGGCGGATGGTCAATGGATAATACTGCACGAGTATTTGGTGGTATGTTTAATTATATAGATTATTTGGTATCAGATCCTCAAATTGGATCCGCAGAACAATGTTTATATAATGGTAAAGGAGTAATAGGTAATAAATATGTTCTAAAAACTAATATAGAATGCACTCCTGTAGATAGTTTGGGAAATATTATAACAGTTTCCGGAGAAACTCCATATTTACATAAATATATTAATAATATAACTGATGGATCAAGTTTTTTAACAGGCGGACAAAGCAATGCTGATCTTACTGGGGTGATACCATCAGCATTTTACAGCGCTACAAAAATAGGTAGCAATATTACAGACCTAGTAACATCTTTTACAGGAAAAGTCAAACCTTATTGTATGAAAGCAAGTGTAAAATGTCATCTAATTGACTATAGCGGTGAAGGAGTTCAAGGTCCTAGAAATTACAGTGGAAATAGTCCTGAAGTATATTTAGCTATTGATGACCTAAGAAGATTAAAACCAGATAATTTTAGTAATGGTGCAATAACTATTCCAACAACAATTAGCGGAGAAAAGGTTGATAGTTTTGATAATATATATCCTACTATTAATGATATTATAATAAACCAAAATATTGATAAAATACAGAATATTTCTGATTTTGATAAAATGTTAAATTCTTTGAATATAGATAAAGCGTTAAATTTTGAAGATGAATTATTAGTTAAAATTTATTATGTTGGATTTTCAATACTTATGATATTAATAATATTAAAGTTAGTATTTAAAAGAAAATAAATGTTATTTTTATACATCATTTAAATAATTATGAACTAAATTGTTGCCATTTGTATTTGTAATTTCACCGGCTAATACGCTGTCTTCATATAATTTGCGCAATACATCATTTGGCGCCTGCGAACCTAACTTTATTAAATTTTTTTCCCGTAAAAAATTTTTAACATCTTGAATAGGTAATTGTTTTAGTTTTGAAACTTCTTGTTTTATTTTTTTTTGAGTCTCTCTATTTTTTATAAGTAGTCCAATATGATTAGCATCTTGCTTTTTCCCCAATTTATATTTATAAGTTCTAGTAATTCTACGTAATTTGGGAATATATGTATCATCTTTCATCTCTTCTTTTGTTTCTTCTTTTGTCTCTTCTTTTGTTTCTTCTTTTGTATCTTCTTTTATTGCTTCTTTTGTATCTTCTTTTATTGCTTCTTTTGTATCTTCTTTTATTGCTTCTTTTACTATAACTTCTTCAATGCCTTTGCCTTTCAAAAATTCATCTTTGCTATTATTACTATTATTACTATTATTACTATTATTACTATCATAATTATTATAATCATATGAAGCAGTTATTATTTCATTAGTAATTTTATTATTTGAGAGATTAGTCGGAGTGAATATTTCTGGTGACACTTTTTCTGCTATTTTCAATTCAATATTGGGTTTATTAGTATCTAAAGTCATAGTATCATTGGTTTGATATTTTTTATGAAACTCTGAATGATCAAAAGATATATTTTTTTCAAGCGCTAGTTGTAGTCTTTTTTGATTGCTTTGATTATTATGTTTTTGTGTTTTATTTAAATCTCTAAATGTGGGTTTTGATCCGTTTTTTAAACAACCATAATTGGGTTCTTTTGATGAATCATATATTAAACTATCTTTTGGGATTTCAATATTTATATCTACATTTGATACTTTCATAGTCTTCTTCTTATTTTTTTCTTTATTTTTTTTTGATAAATCATGTAAAAATGTGAGAGATTTATTAAATTCACGCTCAAAATCATTGTTTTCAAAATCTTTTGATTCAAATAAATTAGATCCAGGCATTAACTCATCTTTCTCTTTGGTTTTTTCGTCTTTTATAACTTCTGATTCTTTATTTTTTTGATAATCTTTTACTTTTTTTAATAATTCTTTTTTTAATTTATTAGATTTTACTGTTTCCGTTTTATCTTGAATTGGTTTAATTTTCTTTTCTTTTTTCTGCTTTAGGCTTTTTCTTCCACCATTAAATTTAAATAACTCTGGATTTATTTGTAATATTTTTTGTGTTGTCATATTATTTGTAATAATTTATATTTAAAATATAAATTATTAACCAATTTTTAGTATTTTAGTATTTTAAAAAACAAATTTTTATTAAAATTGATTTATAAAAATATTAAAGATTTGTATTAAATAAAAATTATGACTTCAGATTCGGAAATTCATAGCAAAGAAATTCCAGATTCGGAAATTCCATGGATTCTTATTGAATCATATTTTAAACATAAGCACCTTAAACAATTGGTAAAGCATCAATTAGAATCTTATAATTATTTTGTAAATAATCAAATTCAACAAACAATAGAAATGTTTAATCCATTAATTATTGCTTCTGAACACGATTTTATTAAAGAATTAAATTTATATAGATTGGAAATAGAAATTACATTTGAGAATTTTTCAATATATCGTCCGCAAATTTATGAAAATAATGGATCAACAAAAATTATGTTTCCACAAGAGGCTCGTTTGCGGAACTTTTCATATTCGTCAGCAATGACAATTGATTTAAATATTAAGTATATTATACGTAATGGTGAAAATTATAAAAATGTCCTAAATTATCAAAAAAAGATAAAAAACGTCCATATTGGAAAACTTCCAATTATGTTAAAATCAGACCTTTGTGTATTAAATCAATATAAACATTTAAATCATAATGAAACAGGCGAGTGTTATATGGATCCCGGTGGATATTTTATCATTAATGGATCAGAAAAAACGTGTATTAGTCAAGAGCGCGCGGCCGAAAATCAAATTTATTGTTATAATATAGAGAAAAACAACAATAAATGGTCTTGGAAAGCAGAAATGAAGTGTATTCCAGATTGGAAATGCATTTCACCAAAACAAATTAGTATTTTAATTGCATCAAGAAATAATGGTTATGGTAATGCTCTTTATTTACAAATCCCACGTGTTAAAACACCAATTCCTTTATTTATTATGTTTAGGGCATTTAATATTATTAGTGATAAAGAAATTTGTGAATTAATTATGCTTAATATTACTAAAGAAAATATGAAAAAAATGTTAATTTCATTAAAAGCATCGATTATTGAAGGCAACAAAGTTGTAACACAAGAAGCAGCAATTAGATATATTGTTGCCAATGTAATTTATACTCCAATGAATATGGATAAAGAAACAGGTTCAAAAAAAAAGCACGATTTTGCCATTGAAGTATTAAATAATGATATTTTCCCACATTGTAAGACAGAAAAACAAAAAATTTATATGCTTGGTTATATGACAAATATATTACTTCAAACTTCTTTTGGTTGGTTAGTAGAAAGTGATCGTGATTCGTACGTTAATAAACGCGTGGATTTAACTGGACCATTATTAAATAATTTATTGCGAAATTATTTCAATAAACTTGTTAAGGATATGAAAAAACAAATTATTCGTGAAATTAATACGGGTTCATGGAAATCTAATGACGATTATGAAAATATAATTACTAAAACAAATATTTATAAAATTATTAAATCAACAACAATTGAACAAGGTATTAAGAGAGCATTAGCAACTGGTGATTTTGGTATTAAACAAATCAATAGTAATAAAGTAGGAGTAGCGCAAGTATTAAACCGGCTAACATATTTATCAAGTTTAAGTCATTTAAGACGCGTAAATACACCTATTGACAAAAGCGGGAAATTAGTTCCGCCCCGCAGATTACATAATTCTACTTGGGGATTCTTGTGTCCCGCCGAAACACCAGAGGGACAATCTATTGGTATTGTAAAGAACCTAGCATATTTAGCACATATAACTATTAACTCTAATAGTTCTGGACTTTATGACTATATTTTGCCAATTATTGATAATATTGATAGTTATAATGGTTCATATAAAGATTTGGATGATTATGTAAAAGTATTTATTAATGGTTCTTGGGTAGGTATAACAAATGATCCTGAAAAAATTTATAATAATTTAAAAGATAAAAAATATAAAGGTATCATAAATATTTACACTTCTATTATATTCAATAGTAAATTAAAAGAAATTAGAGTCTGTAATGACGCAGGACGCATTACACGACCTTTATTAAAAGTTAAAAATAATAAGATTGTGTATAATAATAGCATTATTGAAAAAGTTAAATGCGGAGAATTAAATTGGGATGACTTAGTAATTGCTATTAAATTAGAGGATTCTATTATTGAATATGTCGATTCATATGAGCAAAATAGTGCTTTGATTGCTATGACAAGAAATAATTTAAATAATTCAACATCTAGCAATATTTATCATTATAGTCATTGTGAAATTCATCCAAGTACTATCTTTGGAATTTTAGCATCTTGTATTCCTTTTCCAGATTCTAATCAATCACCGCGTAATACATATCAATCAGCAATGGGCAAACAAGCAATCGGTATGTATGTCACTAATTATGATAATCGAATGGATAAAACAGCATATGTTTTAACATATCCCATGCGTCCATTAGTAGAAACACGTATTATGAATATTATTAAATTAAATAATATTCCATCCGGACAACAAGTAATTGTAGCAATTATGAGTCATACTGGTTATAATCAAGAAGATTCTATATTATTTAATAAAGGAGCAATTGATCGTGGATTATTTTTAGCCACTATTTATCATACCGAAAAAGATGAAGATAAAAAACTTTTTGGAACCGAAGAATTGAGATGCAAACCAGATAAAACAAAAACCAAAAATATTAAGTTCGCAAATTATGATAAGTTAAATAATCAAGGTATTGTTCCTGAAAATAGTTTAATAGAAGATAGAGACATTATTATTGGAAAAGTTATTCCAATTAAGGAAAATAAAAATGATTTTACAAAAACAGTAAAATATAGCGATGGTTCAATTTCATATAGAACTCACGAAGAAAGTTATGTTGATAAAAATTACATAGAATCAAATGGTGATGGGTATAATTTTTGTAAAGTTCGTATTCGTAATTTTCGAAAACCAGTAATTGGTGATAAATTTTCAAGTAGGCATGGACAAAAAGGAACAATTGGTAATATTATTCCGGAAGAAAATATGCCATTTACGGCAAACGGATTAAAACCTGATATTATTATTAATCCACACGCTATTCCTAGTCGTATGACTATTGCTCAATTAAAAGAGACACTATTAGGTAAAGTATTACTTGAATTAGGATTATTTGGAGATGGAACAAGTTTTGGTGATTTTGAAATTTCTACTATTATTGATAAATTAAACGAATTAGGGTATGAATCGAAAGGTAACGAATTGATGTATAATGCTTTAACTGGCGAGCAACTAACTATGAATATATTCATTGGTCCTGCGTTTTATCAACGTCTTAAACATATGGTAAATGATAAACAACATAGTCGGTCTATTGGACCGATGGTCAATTTAACACGACAACCAGCCGAAGGCAGATCACGCGATGGTGGATTACGTTTTGGTGAAATGGAAAGAGACTGTATGATTTCACACGGAGCATCACGATTTACTAAAGGTAGAATTTATGATGCATCAGATGCATTTAGTGTATTTGTATGTAATAAATGCGGAATGATTGCGTCATTTAATAATAAGGAACATATTCATTATTGTAATACGTGTAGCAATAGAAATGATTTTAAATATGTGGAATTGCCTTATGCTTGTAAACTTATGTTTCAAGAATTAATAACAATGAATGTTGCCCCTCGGATTATGTGTGAATAAAGTCTTATGTTATGGTATAATTTTTAAAGATTATATTTAATATTATTTAAGAAGATTTATGAATATATTATTTTTATATTATATATATTATATAATATATAATATATAATATGGATTTTACATATAGAAGTCCTATAGTTACGTGTAGTTTTGCTTCATATTATTCTAGAAATTCTAAAATAAATCAAGATTATAGATCAGTTTTAGGAAGATCATCATCAATTGTTTATGGAAAACCTATTCTTAATACTAGTTATTCTTCAAGAATGATGAGAATAAGAATATTATTAAAATAAATTAATTAAATTTATTTATTTTTATTTATTTATTTTTTATTTTTATTTTTATTTATTTATTTTTATTTATTTATTTTTTATTTTTATTTTTATTTATTTATTTTTATTTATTTATTTTTATTTATTTATTTTTATTTATTTAAAATAATTAAATATAATATATTATGTCTTTAGTTTTCAATCAAACTACATTAGGCGGAAATCATAAAGGCAAGCAACCAATGTTACATGGACATATAGAAGGAGGTAATGATAGAGCAGTGAGTCGCAAACAGTTATCTAGAGCTTTTGGAAATATGATTAATAATGGTTTAGGAACATCTCCATTACTTTACCCAAAAAATATATTGGGACCTTTTAGAACTGCTTTCAATGCCGGTGATGTTGTTACTAATACTATAGAACCTAACAATATTAAATATGGAAGATTACCAAATCAAGTAGGGGGCAATAATTTGTCACGCGTTCAAGTTAGAGGAGACGGAACTTCTAATCAAAATGGAAATGCAATGTATTCTGGAAATCCTAAATATGTATATGATGGTTCTGATTATATTAGATTTAGAAAATTACAAGCAATAAATAAAACTTATAATGATAGTAGTTATGGCGGAGCAGCAAATTCACAATCACAACATGCTATTAATAGAGTTAGAAAATAAATATCAAATAATTTTTTTATAATATAAATATTTAAAAATATTATAAATATTTATAATATTTATAATATTATAAATATGGAAGAGTCTCCCACTTTAGAACCAAGTGTAGAACCAAGTGTAGAGCCTAGTGTAGAGCCAAGTGTAGAACCAAGCGTAGAACCAAGCGTAGAACCAAGTGTAGAACCTAGTGTAGAACCAAGCGTAGAACCAAGTGTAGAACCTAGTGTAGAACCAAGCGTAGAACCAAGTGTAGAACCAAGCGTAGAACCTAGTGTAGAACCTAGTGTAGAACCAAGTGTAGAACCAAGTGTAGAACCTAGTGTAGAACCTAGTGTAGAACCTAGTGTAGAACCAAGCGTAGAACCAAGCGTAGAACCAAGCGTAGAACCTAGTGTAGAACCAAATATACAAGAAGACAATAAAAAAATATCAAATATAGAACTATTCAAAGAATATTTTACAGATTATTCCAACATTTTCAATACAGAAAAAAATAACGAAATCTTAAATAAAACATCTTATTTAGAAAAAAAAAATAGTAATAGTTTTAGTAAATTTACATTCTTTAATAATAATAGATTTAGAGAATCAATAAAAATGAAACTAAAACTTATATAATTTATTTTATTTAATTGGCAAAAATCAAGATACAAATTTAATAAATAATATTATTAAATATTTTGATATATAAAATGACATTGTTTAAATCAAAAAAAAGGTCTAGAAAAAAATTAACAGGTTCTGGAGCTAAAATTCACCCCACAAATGATGTTGCTCAAAGAAGAAATAGTATTGATCAAATTGAGACTAGAATTGCCGTACTTGATTTAACAATACGAGCATTAGAAAAACACAAACAAAAATTTGATAAAAGTATGAGACACAGTTATAGAAAGACTTTAGCTAATAGATATAAATTATCCCCTAGAGATAAGGAAGAGGCCGAACAAGATTATATTGAACTAGATGACAAAGATGTACGAAAGCTACAATCTGATAATCTCACTTTTTATAGACAATCTACTAAAAATCAAAGAGAAATTATTAATGGATTAAAACGAGAAAAACAAGATTTAGAAAATCAAATAATTAGACTAAGACAAGGTATAGGAAAGACTAAAAAAAGACGCAAACATAAAAAATAAAAAATATTAAATATTAAGTATTAAAAAATTATTATAATATTTAATATATATATATTAGAAATGTCTATATCTAAAAGAATGCCTTCTAATGGTAGCAATGTATCAGATAGGACCAGCACATTTATTTTAGGAAGACGAGCATATAATTTTTCTTCACATAATCCTAGTAATGTGAATAAAAATATTGATTATAGTTCAGTTTTAGGAAAACCATCATCAATTATTTATGGGAAACCATTAAATGATACAAGTAATGATTTAAGAATACAAAGATTAAGACTAAATACTATAGGTGCTGGATCAATGCGTGTAAAAAATAATAATGATTACATTCAATTAAATGGCAAAAATCAAGATATAAATTTAGTAAATAATGTATTATCACGAGTTAGAGGAAGTGGTTCAATTGTTTCAAAAAAAGGAAAAAATGATTGTACGTTTTGTGTGTAAATAATATTATAATAATATTATAATAACTTTTATTATTAAATTATATTTATTATATTTATTATATTTATTATATTTATTATATTTATTATATTTATTATATTTATTATATTTATTATATTTATTATATATATAAAATAATGTCAGGAACAAGTGCTAGGGTAGTAGCAGTAAAATCTGATTCTGATAGCAGAACAAGAAGTAAACCAAAAAGCAGCACACTATATACAGCATATAAGAGTGTATTTGGTCCTTCTGAGTCTAAATTAGCAAATATAGAACAAATAAGAAATTCGATTAAAGAATATGATAGAACTATAAATAAATTTATTGATCACAATATACCAGATATATATGGGGTTGTTCTTATGGCACTTAATGATAGAAATACAAGCTATCTTAGTTTAATGAAGCTGATAAGACCAACTCCTGAAGATAAAGCTGCTGAAAAAGCAATACGTGCTAGAATAAGAGAATATCAAAAAAGTCAAGGTAGTATCTTTGTAATTGCAGAAGGCGGGACAAGAAAAAGACGCAAACATAGAAAACATAAAAAACACTAAAAATATTTTATAAATATATATATATATATATATATATATATATTAATATATAATGGCTTCCTCAACAAAAGCAATAGAAGATGTACACGCTAAATGGGATAAACTAGAAATAGAAGATAAAGAAGCAGAAACAATGTTAAAAGTTCTTGACATTTACGATAAAGATACTACCATAGGTAAATTTAATAAAGATACAGTTGTCAATTATGCTACCAAACTAAAAGAATTAAAAGAACAACTAAACGATTTTAAAATACAATTAGATAGTGGTGATATAACAGCAACAGAGAGGGAATATGAACAAAAAAAGACAAGTTATGAGAAATACAAAAAAGAGTTACCAAGAATACTACAAACTACTCTAGCAAAACAATTGCTTGAAGCAAAACAACGTCTTCTTGATGAGAATGAACAACAAGTAGAACAAGTAGATATTGTAGATTCATTTAGTGATAAAAAAACAGAACAAATAGCGAAACTCGAATTATTATCGCAGAAAACAAAAGATAAAAAACTCCAAACAACATTAGAAAACATACTACAAAATCCATATGGTCTAGACAAAATTGGTAAAGTAATAGTAGAAAGAGCTAAACTCAGATCATTCTCGGAGGAAACAGCAGATATGGAAGAGCGAAAAATATTAGAAAGAATACTAGAATATCCTGAATATTCCTATTCCGGCGATATAGGCCAAATTTATAAAATAATAACAAAAAGAGAGCAAACCAATTTATTATGGAATGATATACAAGATAAAGAAGTGAAAACAATATTAGAAGTTTTAGAGTTAAGGGTAGAAAATTTGAAAAAAGTGAGCGAAAATTTACGTAAAATTATTGACTATGCTAGAGAATTTGAACCATTACATAAACGTATTGTGAAAGCTGAAAAATTAAATAAAACTACCTATGCTGAAGAATTTGAAATATTAACGCAAAAAAATTATGAAACAGAAAAAGTCGCAATAAATAAACTGCTAAAAAGTCTTGAACCAAATGAATCAACTATATTGAGACAACTACAATATGCTGCTGTTGTTAATCAATATAAGAAATTTGAGGAAGCAAAAATAACATATACAAAAGCAAAACAATCAATTGATTGGTTTGAAAAAAATAAGGAAAAAGAATTTACTAAACGTGTTATGACAAGTGTCTTTAACAATCCTTCTTTTAAGATATGGATGAAGAGGAAGATCGCTCGGACAGCAAAAATGTTAGAACAAGCAGAAGAAGATATACAGAATGCAGATAATGACATAGTAACAAAAGCAGTAGAACTAGAAGCAGCAAAAGAAAGACTAAAAAAAGCACAAAAAAAAGCAGAAGCAAAACTAGATCAGGGATTAACAGAAGAACAAAAATATGAAGCAACAAAAATAGAACTACAAGAAATACGCTCAGCAGAAAGAGGAGCAACAGAGGAGGCACAAAAAGCAAAATTAGAGTTAAATTATAGAGAACAACAAGCAATAAATGCGGGCAAAATTATTAAAAATATGGGAAGTGAGTTTTATAACTTTAAAAAGTTTATAGAGCACGAAGCTGATATTTTACAAACAAAACTTGAAGGTATCGATAAATTGGAAGATATTAGACTTATAAAACACGGAATAAATGAATACATAGAGAGTGTAAAAAAATTTAAAGACCTATTAAAATTAGACGATAGAGGTGCGAATGAAATTGTCAATTTTATCAATCGCACACCATTCCCAGAAAACGTTTCACGCTATGAACCCCCCAGCGGTGAGGCGTCAGGCTGGGCGAGTATGAGGGCGAAGACAAGGAGGGCGGCGGCGATGGAGATAGCGACAAAAGCGGCGGCGGCGAAGGAGGCGAAGGAGAAGGCGGCGGTGGCGAGGGCAGCGTTCGACGAGAAGTTCGCCAAGGTGAAGGCAGCTCCGGGTCCCTCCACATTCACAGGCATCGACCCTGACCACCAAGAATTAAATAAATTTTTTCAAAAAAAAGCAATGGCAAGGATTAAAAACTCAAACTTACCTCGTGATAAGGAAAGCATCGTTCATATTTTAAAAAACGGGTTTAATAGGGACTCGGTAACTAATAAAAATTGGAGAGCACAATACTTATCGCTACTTATTTTGATGTATGCGCGAGATGGCGATAATGAAATAACTATTACAGAAAAACCTAAAGTAGAACCTATTGAAGATAGCGATAAAGTTTTTAAACACTGGGCTCATTGTGCCACAGAAGGTGATGGTTTAGAAACTGACCTGAAAAATGGTAATACAATTGATAGAGCTAGACTCGAACGAGCCAAGCAGGATATAGTGACAACAATAAAAACCATATTGTTGGACGATCCTTTAACACCTACTCCTATTAGTGGCGAACCATACTTAGTCTTACAAAAAGTTGCAGGAAGAATTAAGGAAATATCTAAAAACAATATCGATGATGCTGAAGCAACTAAATTGGCAAAATGGGCAATATCCGAGGATGGAATTAATACTATAGATGTGGAAATAGAAAAAGAACAGCCAACTCATTTAATAAATGAAGTGCCGGCCTTGTCCGCTGCCGCGCCTGTGGGCGACGAAACAAGTATTGAAACGCATAATGATGCGGCCTTGTCCGCTGCCGCGCCTGTGGGCGACGAAACAAGTATTGAAACAAGTACTGAAACGCATAATGATGATTATGGCCGTGAGTATGGTATAAATGACTTTGGCGGGGGTACAAGAAAAAAATTAAGAAAAAAACAACCAAGAAGAAAACAATCAAGAAGAAAACAATCAACAAGAAAACAACCAAGAAGAAAACAACCAGGAAGAAAACAATCAACAAGAAAACAACCAAGAAGAAAACAACCAAGAAGAAAACAACTAAGAAGAAAATAATTTTATTTATAATAATTTAAGCAACAATCATATTGGACGTTTTTTATTGTTTTTCCTCTATATGTTTTTTATTTTTATATATTTTCTTACCAATTGTTTTTATAGTCACATGGTTGCGAGTCAAAAGCTCTTAGAAGACTATATCAGTTTAGTAAAGAGATGTTTTATATTATTATTCTTCTAGGTATTCTTCTAGGTATTCTTTTGGGTGTTCGTAAACGTCTTTTTATGGATATTCTTCTATGTCTTTTTCTAAATTTTTTTGATTTATGGGATAATTTTTTGCCACCTACTCTAACTTCTGAAGTGGCATATTTCTTCGGCTTATACCCGAAAATACCAAAGATAGATTGCCTTTTATTCGTCCTTGGTTGTTGTCCTTTTTTTTTTGCTTCTTCAGCTTCTTTAGCTTTTGCTTCTTCAGCTTCTCTTGCTTTTGCTTCTCTTGCTTTTGCTTCTCTTGCTTCAGCTTCTTCAGCTTCTTCTGCTTCTCTTGCTTTAGCTTTAGCTTCTTCAGCTTCTTCAGCTTCTTCAGCTTCTTTAGCTTTTGCTTGTTCAGCTTCTTTAGCTTTAGCTTCTTCAGCTTCTCTTGCTTTAGCTTTTTCAGCTTGTCTTGTTAATTTTTTTTCTTTAGCTTCAGCCATCACTTCTTGTAAAGTTTTATCGCGTCCTGGCAGAGTTATTTCTGGTTTTGGTTTCGTAATGCTATCTTGTGTGTCAATTTTACTTTTAATTAAATCATCTATAATCTCAGTTAATTCTTTTGTTGATTTATTTAATTCTGATGCTTTTAATGCTATAGAAACTTTTTTATTCATGTGATTGGCATTCTTGTGATAGGCATTACCAATTGATGTATTCAAGTTTTCCAATGATTCATTTTCAATTAATATATCATGTGTAAGCTCAATATTTAAATTTAGATAAGATTTATATTTAGATACTAAGTTATTATTCTTTACAAAATTCATAAACTCATTTTGTATTTTTTCTATAATAGGTTCTTTATTATCGGCCGTTGTTGTCAAATCAATAGGACAACTAATAGGGTTTAATATAGTAGTTAGTTCCCCATAGGTATCTATAAACATCTGATTAACATCCATTAAACAATCATAATACAATTGCCACTTACCTGTATTACTTGATCGATCTGTATTACTTGTAATTATAAAAGTTATATTCTTATAAAAATATGAATAAATATTACTAGTATCTTCGTATAAGTATTTTTCAAATGTATCTATACTTACCAATATATTAGTGGGTAAATTTATTGTTTTCGGATCTATAGACAAACTAGACAAACACGAACCTAAATTAATTTGTATGGTACTTTCATGATAATCAATATATCTTGTTTCACAATCATTTTGAATTTCAATTATTGCTTCGCTAAGTGAATATTGACCAGTTATTTTCTTAATAACGACTTGTTCATTATTAGTTGGATTACAATGTATTATACCATATGTGAATAGTGAAGCTTTTGGTTCTTGAAATAATACTACCTCTGGAAATAAGTATGAGTTTGAGTTTTCTTCTCCAATATTTTTATATTTATATTTATAAATCGGGGTTTGTAGTTTAATTAAAGTGTTTTCTTTTAAATGTGGTTTCATATAGTTACATACATAATCATAAGAGCCAGTACGGCACTCATCCTCTATCATAGTACTTCCTATAGATGTATATGTAAATATTTCAATATTTGAGGGTATTTTTGTAGCATAAATTTGTTCCGTTTTATTTTTTGTTGCTATACATATCCTTCCATGACCACGAATATGATAAGTATATTTTGACATCTTTTTATATATAATATATAAAAATATAAAATATGATATATATAAAATATGATATATATAAAATATGATTATATATAAAATATGATATATATAAAATATAATAATGTTTCACCAATAAGGAGAAAATAATTAGTGTATTAAGTTATATTTTGTTGTTGTTTATATTTTTATATGTTTGTTTAATTTTTTTCTCGTTTTTTATGTGTTTTAATTTTGGTATTTTATTATTATGCTTAAACTTATTTGTACTATGTTTCTTTTGCTTTTTGTATTTTTTGCGTAATGTTTTTTTGCCAAGACCTTGAGCTAATTTTGCTCGTTCATATTTTATTAATCCTTTTAATTGATAATAAACTGCATTAGTTAAATCATCATCACTAGCCTTTGTAACAAATGGACTCACTAAATTAATTGTATTGAAATTAGGCAAAATATCAATATCATTATTACTATCATCGTCCTCAATTTTATATATTGCATTTATTAAATAATCACCAAGCTTATGTATGTTACGTGCTCGATATTTTTTTTCTAATCGTTCAAACACTTCTTCATGTGATCCTGTAAATTGCTTACTTAAATCTTTTGGAAATTTCATATAGGCATCTTTATAAGTTATAAATTCATATTTTTTAGAGCTAACCATAAATAAATATTTAGAAAGATGCGATTTTATTAAGGGTATAGAGTTAAAAAAACTTAAACTTTCTACAAAGTTTTCAAAATCAACTTTTTCAAATGTATTATGTTTCATAACTTCATAATAATATTCCATTAAGTTAATTTTTTCTTGCTCTTTGTGTGTAATATCTTTTTTTTTAAGCTCTTCTAATAACGATTGGTGCTGCTCATGAATTTTATCTTGCTCTTTTTTATGCGATGTTTCATCAAAGGCAATCAATCCTATACTATTTGGTTCAAGACTTTCTTCGAAACAAACCTTTGGACTATTTTTTATAGTAATACAACTAATTGGAGAATTGGGTTGCGAGTTAAAACTTCTCTTTGTTGCTTCATATTGTTGCTTATTATTTTTAACTAATACATGTAAATCCGTTTCTACAAAACATGCAAACAGATAAATTTTTATCGTACATTTGGATTCATAATTTTTTTTACAATGTATTTGAATAATTTTTAAAGCTTCGCTTAGCAAAATTGGACCGCATTTATTACTATTAGTATTTTGAACATTGGGTTCATATTTGTAATCTGCTAATTGGTTTTTATAATCGTCGCTGTATTTTTTATTACAATCATAAGAGTCGGAATCTTTAATAAGAGCTATTGAACTACATTCACAATTTTTGGTATTTTTAGCATCAATATTATAAATAATTTCTTTTTCTCTTGAGTCACTAGCTCTAAATATTTCTGGAATACAATGTGTTATACCTGTGTAAAATAATGCTGGCGTTTCATAATCAGGTGTCAAAAATAGTTCAGGAAATTTGTTTATTTTTCCATATTCATGGCTAAATTTAAATGCCGGCACAATTCCCGTTCTTAGTGTTGTTTTATATTTTTCTGGATAAATATTACATACAAAGTCGGTTTCTCCTGTATAAGCTGGTATACACTTTCCTAAATTATCAAATGTATATATCTCAACATTTTCTGGTATATTAACAGCATAATACTTTTTTGAACGATGGAACACGCTTGTAAGCATTGTTCCATGAGCAATAATAGTATATGTTGCTTCTTTTATAGTCGGATATTTTACATGTTGTTTCATATTATAATAGCATTATAATTTTATTTTTTTTTTAAAATTAATATATGATTTTTCATAGAATTTCTACTATTATTACCATTACCATTACCATTACCATTACTATTACTATTACTATTAAATTAAGCAATTATAGTTTTGTAATTTTTATTTGTTATTTGTTATTTAGTATTTAACATTTATTTTATTTTATTTTATTTTATTTTATTTTATTTTATTTTATTTATATATATATATTTATATATATATATATATAAATATATATATATATGTCATCGTCTTTGAGACAAATAATTAATAAAACAATGAAAAGGAAAAGAGGCGGTGGTTTTAACTTTGCTACTAGAGCTCTAAGCAGTATGAGTAATGTTGTTAGAAGTAATAGTACGCCAAAACCTTTAAATTCTGAGGAAATAACAGAAAAAAAAGAACAGGAAACAAAAGAAATAGCAGAAAAAAAAGAACAGGAAACAAAAGAAATAGCAGAAAAAAAAGAGCAATGTGCTTTAAAAAATGACAAGATAAGAAAGACCTTAGAAAAAAACGGTATAATATCATATTCAAATAAAGAATCTAAAACAATGACAGAGTTGAATCCATCTGATTCTGTTAATAAAAGAAACGAACGTCTTACAGGTGCTTTAACATTAGCGGCAGCAGCAGGAGCATTGGTTCCTTTTGCTGGTCAATTTTTTACTTTGGCAAGAGTTGCTCTTCTCGGTGTTAATAAATATCAAAAAGATAAGGAATTGTCTTATTTATCTTCCGACTGCTTAAGTTATATATCAAATATTACAAAAGATATAGCAGTTATGAATGCTTTTTATTCGAATGATATAGTTAAAGAAAAAAACATAGTAAGGAACGCTACCTTATATGACATTTTACAAAAAAATGTATTCAAGTTTTTATATTTTTTAATTGATAATATTAATTTTACAGCTGATAATTTAGGAACAGTCCAATATTCATTTTGGGTTTCATTTTTAAAACAAATTGATTTCTCTGATAAAAATTATGACAATTTTTTATCTCCAAATAGTTATAGATATTCTTGTGATGACTGCATAACTGAGGAGTTGCGAAAACTATTACAAGATCCAGGCAGCAATAATTATCAAAAAGTTATTAATTTAAATACCAATAAAGATTCATTTTTGACTCGATATAGCAAAGTTCCCTCGAGAAGACCTAAAACAGATATATCAAGCGTATTTTGCGATGAAGAAATGCTAATTAACTGTAGAAATAATAACGATATTATTATGCGACTTATTGAATATAATATGTATAAATTAATAAAAACAACTTATAAAAATAGAAACGCTTCATATAAAAAATTTAAGTTATTACAAGGAAAGGAGAATTATCTTTTTGAACCTATTTTTAATTTGGACGCAACACTAGATGCTAAAGCCGAAGTACAAAAGAAAGTTAAGACTGACGATGCTGATGAAGGTGAAGTATCTATATATTTGGATTTTTTATTCGAATTAAAAAGAATAATGACGGAGTTAAAATATGTGGTACCTAAATCTGAACCATCCAGTATGTCACGTATTGCTAGTGCTAGTGGTTTTAATAGTATGGTTGCTGTTGGTTCATCATATGTTGGAACCGCACTTACAAGATATAACGAAATGTTGAGAGAATACATTATAATGACTGGAAACTTTGGAACAATAACATCTAGATATGCTATTGATTATAATTCATTGTCTCTAGAAGAGAAAAAAAGGATTGAAGATGATATTAAACAAAAAACAGGTAAAATCAGCAGTGCTATTGGAGCGATTACGGAAGAAACTAAAAATTTAGTAGATAACGCACAACAAAATGCAGAAACAGCTGCAGGTTCTGATAATACACTAGAGAATTCAGATGTAAGTCAGATTTTAGAATTTTTAGAATCTGCGGGTGGCAGGCAAAAGCAGTCTAAAAAATTAAAAATTAAACGAAACAAGAGCAAAAGAAATTTCAACAATCTTTAAATTAATATTTATTATATTTTGCGAGGTCTTCTTGTATGTTTTCTTTTGAATTTTGTTTTAATACCAGCTACAACATTCTGTGGTGCTGGAGCAATTCTTCTAGATCTAGAATTTAAATAAAAAGACTTTAATCGTTGAATCATACTTAGTTTTTTTGTTTGTGAATTATTTGTAGTCATATTTTCTGGTTCTGGAGCAACTTTTCTGGAGCTACGAGCAAAAGAAGACATTAA